TGCTGGATACACGCAAGACCGCAACGAAGTCGGCGGCTGGAAGGCGATCAGCGGATCAATGGCCGCAATGCCGAAGGCTTCGATGCCGAAGGTCGCCGCAGCACCATCTGCACCAGCCAGCGCAAGCGCCAAGCCGCCTTGGGCTAAGTAAGAGAGTTTTCCCCCCGGCCTACTGGGGACTTAGGCCGGGGGGATGCCTCAACCGCAGCAACGGGAGACTGAGCATGAAACTGCCCGAGCCGATGAATACCATAACAAACCTAATTGACCAATACCACAAAGCGCAAAGCGAGCGACCGCGCCCGCACATGGGTTGCAGCGTCCTTGACCACCCTTGCGACCGCTGGTTGTGGCTGTCATTCCGCTGGGCCGTGGTGGAAAAGTTTGAAGGCCGCATCCTGCGCCTGTTCCGTCGCGGCCAGAACGAAGAGGAAATCATTGTGCGCGATCTGCGCAATGTCGGCATTGATGTGCGATCAAGCCAAGCGCGGGTGAACTTCGGTAGCCATGTTTCCGGTAGCCTCGACGGCATCATTGAAAGCGGTGTGCCAGAAGCGCCAAAGAAACGCCACGTTGCGGAGTTCAAGACGCACTCGAAGAAATCCTTTGACGATATGGTCAATCACGGAGTCGAGAAATCCAAGCCGATGCATTACGTCCAGATGCAAGTCTATATGCACGGCACCGACATTGACCGCGCGCTTTATGTGGCGGTCTGCAAAGACGATGACCGGCTCCATATCGAGCGTGTGCGCTACGACGCTGACGTTGCTACCAGAGCGGTTGCGCGCGGCCAGCGCATCGCACTAGCGGATCGTATGCCAGAGCCTCTCAGCGGCGATCCTAGCTGGTATCAGTGCCGTTTCTGCGCGGCGCATAGTTTTTGCCACAAAGCCGCGCCAACTAAACAGGCCAACTGCCGCACTTGCGCGCACAGCACGGCTCTGGCTGACTCTACATGGCGCTGCGAGCGGCACGACGCCGATAACATCCCGGTTGATTTCCAGCACACCGGTTGCGACGATCACATCATTCACCCCGATCTGGTGCCGTGGCCGATGATCCCGAGCGATGATGGGCATTCTGTCATGTGGAAGATCGGCGACCGGGTGATTGAGAATGGAGCCAACGGCTACAAAAGCCGCGAGATACTGGCGAACCCGGACGTTTGCGGCACCGATGAGGTCGAGGCGATGAAGCGGGTATTTCCTGATGCGGAGGTGGTGGGCTGATGCTTCGTGACTATCAGCAGCGCACCATCGACCAGCTTTACGCTTGGTTCGCGGCAGGCAACGCTGGCAACCCGTGTCTGGTGTTGCCAACCGGCAGCGGCAAGAGTCACATCGTTGCGGCGCTCTGCAAAGACGCCATTCAAAGCTGGCCCGATACCCGCATATTGATGCTGACCCATGTTCGAGAGCTTATCAGCCAGAATGCCGCCAAGATGCGAGAGCATTGGCCCAACGCGCCGATGGGGATTTATTCTGCCGGGTTAAATCGCAAGGTGTTGGGTGAGCCGATCACGTTTGCCGGAATCCAATCGGTGCGGACAAAGGCGCAACAGATCGGTCATGTCGATCTCGTCATCATCGACGAATGCCACCTTGTCAGCCACAAAGATGAAGGCGGCTACCGGGTGCTGCTGGCCGATCTGCTCGCCATCAACCCGGCGCTGCGTGTGGTGGGCCTGACAGCCACGCCTTACAGGCTGGGGCATGGCCTAATCACCGACGCGCCTGCGCTGTTTCACGCCCTGATCGAACCGGTCTCAATTGAGGAACTGATCTATAAGGGGCATCTCTCAACGCTCCGTAGCAAGCAGTGTCAAACATCATTTGACACTAGCGGCGTCCACAAACGCGGCGGCGAGTTCATCGACAGCGAGTTGCAGGCGGCGGTTGATACCGAAGATAACAATCTAGCCGTTGTCTACGAAGTCATAGGGCGGGCTGGCGACCGCAAGGCATGGTTGTTCTTCTGCGCTGGCGTCCACCATGCCGAAGCAATCGCGGCGCTGCTAAACCGATATGGAATCGCGGCAGCTTGCGTAACTGGCGCAACACCGAAGGCCGAGCGCGACAGGATTTTGACGGACTTTAAGTGCGGGAAAATTAGGGCGTTGACCAACGCCAATGTCCTAACCACCGGCTTTGACTATCCCGACATCGACCTGATTGCCATGCTGCGCCCGACCATGAGTCCAAGCCTGTATGTCCAGATGGCCGGGCGCGGGATGCGGGTCAAAAGCCACACCGACCATTGTTTAGTGCTGGACTTCGCCGGGGTTGTGGCAACGCATGGCCCAATCACCGCCATAGAACCCAGAAAGCGCCGTGGCGAAGGTGATGGCGAAGCGCCGGTCAAGGTCTGCGATGCCTGCAATGAATTGGTGCATATCAGCGCCAAGGTTTGCCCGACTTGCGGCGAAGCCTTCCCGGCACCTGAGCCGGTGGAGTTGACGCTGCACCACGATGACATCATGGGCGTAGAGGCGGCAGAGATGACCGTGCAAAGCTGGCAATGGAGGCGACACACCAGCCGGGCCAGTGGCAAGGATATGCTGCTAGTGTCCTATTATGGTGGCCTGAGTGACCCGGCGGTGTCCGAGTATTTCCCGGTTACGCACGATGGCTATGCTGGCCAGAAGGCGCTGGCGGCAGTGGCCGATATTGCACAAAGTGGCGGAGTGGCGTTTAGTGGAGCCATCACGCTTGATGATTGGGCCGACCGGCTCAACGCTGGCGCGACACCCGCGACGATCAATTACCGCCGCGATGGGAAGTTTTACAGAGTGCTACGGAGGGGATGGGCATGAGACCAGACAAGCCAGATTTTCTGATCGAATATGAAAAGTGGGTGCGCGCTGGGCCACCGCAATGCTGCCACACCTGCGACCACTTCGGAGGTCGTGGCGAGTGTTTCATATTCAACACACACCCGCCAGCCGAGTTCACCAACAGTCAGGGGGAGTGTGCGGCATGGTCATACGAAGTCCCATTCTGAAGGCTGCGCTCCCGACAGAGCATGAAGAGCAGCGTGATCTGGTGCGCTGGTTCCGCCGCAAATATGGGCCGGTGCGTATCTTCGCCATCCCCAATGGCGGCTATCGCTCCATGACCACCGCAGGCAAGCTGAAGGCCGAAGGCGTTAGCGCGGGCATCCCCGATCTGTTCGTCCCAGCTTGGCGGCTATGGGTCGAAATGAAGCGACAGAAGGGCGGTCGCTTGTCGCCAGAGCAAGCCGACTGGATCGTGTATCTGGAGAGCGTCGGCTACACCTGTCTCGTCTGCCCCGGCTCCGAAAATGCACAGGCCCAGATCGATGCATTCGTTGCTGCGCAGAAATAATGCGTCTTGTGCATTTTTGCTATTTACAAGGTGCGAGAATGCTAATAGGACTGTCTCAACAGCAACGGGGCAGCGCCCCACCACACGGGAGACACCAGATGCCATTCGCCGATTACACCATGACTTTTGAAACGATGAGCGAAGCAATTGCTTGCTACGATCTCAAGCGTCTCCCGGTTCAGGGCCAGTCGTATTATGCCGGCACTCGCTTTGCTGATGACGGTCGCAAGATTCGCGTCTTTGCTCGCAAGCATCACGGCAACGTCGCTCGCTTCACTTTTTCCGAGCGCATGGAGGATTATTCAGCATGACCCGCTACATCACCATCGCCGCGCTGATAGAGCGCGACCGCCGCAATCGCCGCGTTGCCCGTGTAGCCGCCACCGTGGCCGCTGCTGGCCTTGCGCTGGCGATCATCGCCCTGCCAATCGGTTGGATGCTGACATGGTAGACCCAGAGCGCCCCGGCAAGCGCCACCTTAGCTGGCGGCAGTCCGTCGTCGTGATCGTGCTGGCTATCATCGTTGCGCTGGCACCGTGGCTATCCGCCATCCCGTATAGATAGGAGCAGCCCAATGACTTATCTGCAAAAATTGAGGGCCGCGTACAATGCCGCCCGCGCCTCCACCGCACGGGACGATTACGACGCCGTTCTTGACCTTGCCTACGACGCCTTCAGCGCCGCCTACGTTGCCTACAGCGCCGCCGACGCCGCCCGCGCCGCCCTCGCAGCGCAAGAGCAGGAGCAGACCGATGACTGACTTGGAGAGACTGAAGGCCGACCGAGATGCCTGCGGCGCTGCATGGGACGCCGCGCTCGACGCTGTCTCTGCATCGCGCGCCGCACGGGACGCCTGCGAAGCCGCCGACACCGCCCGACTCGCAGCCCACCGCGCCGCCAACCACGCTGCATGTTACGCCTACCTCGCCACCCTCGCAGCACAAGCTAAGGAAACTGACCAATGACTGAGATTGAGAAATTGAAGGCCGCACGGGACGCCGCCGTGGCCGCATGGTACGCCGCCCTTGACGCCTACAACGCCGCGCTTGACGCTGCTAACGACGCCTACCGCGACGCACTCGCAGCGCAAGCTAAGGAAACTGACCAATGAGTAAACCACATGGCCAAGCGCATCATGGACTACGAGATCGACCCGCTATTCAGGACGCCGGGGCTGCCTCGCATCCTGCGATTGCGACAGATCAGGGAGCAGACCTACATGACCCCCGCCGAGCGGCGCGAATTGAAGCGGCTGGAGGAAACGCAGCAAAACATCGAGTTCCTGTATCACCGGGGGAAACGTCGAGCCGCCCGAAGAAAGCAGAACACGGAGTCCTAACCGCAGCGCCGCGTCTTTTACAGGGACGCACTGCCAAAGGTGAGGCCCAACAGTCGCACCGGGTTCGAGTGGCTGACGCATACCTGACCGGAGACAACACGGTCGCAGAGTTGGCCGTGGAACATGGCGTCTCAGTCTTTACGATCCGCGATTGGATTCGAGACCGCCGCGATACGTTCATGCTTGACCACCGCAAGCGCCCGCTGGGGACACGCCGCGACCGAGCGCATGAGCCTAATCTAGTGGTTGGCGTCTACGGCACAGGCGGCACCATGACCGACGAATCTGTGCGACGGGCGACCCGCGATCTTGAAAAGGCCATTGTGGCAGGATTGGCAGCGCGCGGTCTTGCTCCGCTGCCGTATCGTAGGGAGGTTGCACAATGACACGCGAAGTCGAAATATTGCATCGCAGCGCAATAGCCTTAGCGGCTATGGAAGC